CAACGGTCGGACGCCACGGTTTTCGGTCTGCTCCTGCTGGACTTCCGACGTGCTTCGGTTCACGTCGTACGTCACGCCGAGGTCCTGCGGGGTAAGTCCGAAGACTGCCGCAATTTTTCGGACGAGGTAGATCTGCCACTCGAGGAACTGCATCTCGCGGTTCGACGACCGGAAGGGGATGAAGGACGGATTCTTCGTTCCGCCCGTGATGGCAATGGCTCCCTTGCCTGCAATCTCCGCCTGCCAGTAGCTCCGGAACGTTTCGATCTGTTCCGGTCGAGCTTCCTCGCCGAGGTGGAGAATGCCATCCGGGGCGGCCGAGATGACCTGCTTACGGTTGTACTCCGAGCCGGACAGCTCGGCGTCGATGGTCATCTTCAGGACTTCCAGCGGCGAGAGCCCCACCACGCGGTAGGTCGCCGGGTTGGCCATCATGTAGACCATCTCGTCATTGCGAAATCGCGCCCGCTCCTGGTGGTCCGGATACCAGTAATAGCGAGGCGCATCCGGGTTTGAGCCATCCCACAGGGCGTCGACCTTGATCTCGCCACCGTTGACGGGCCACAGTTCGGCAGTTGTTCCGCGCAGGTTGCGCACCTCCTCGATGCATCCAGCATCGAGCACAAGGACATCCTCGAGCACCGGCTCGAGGAATCCGCGGAACGAATCGTTCTTCGCGTTCGGACGGTCGAAGATGGCCTTGATTTCGGAGGCCATCGCGAGGTTCGCGCTCTTGTCGGTATCGAAGGGAACGATGTCCCATTCGGCTGTCGCGACTTCTCGCTTCAGCAGGTTGATGGCGGTGCGAACCCATTCCGAGCGCTCGGACCAGTTCCGGTAGACATTGACGTTGGTCTTGCCAACCCTGCCGTGATCCCGGAACGCGACGGTCGCCGAAGAGGTCGGGACCTTGTCGGGGGTAGTTTTCGGCCCCGGACTGCGGGCAAAGACACTCGTCAGCAGCCCCATCTAGAAGACCTTCAATTCCTTGAAATGCTCCGTGATCACCTTCTGCTGCATGCGATTGAGGTGTTCGGAGACCCTCGCCTTGTTCGCCATTTCCATGGCCTCGAGGAAGGTGAGGCGAAGCGTATCGATGCCTGTCAGGTAGTCGGCAACATGGTCGGGAACAACTCGAAGGCCGTCCCGAAACTCCATTTCCACCCCACCGTTCATCGTCACCTCCGCAAGCTGCCAAAGACGAGGCCGCCACGACCCAGGTCCATGGCGTTGCCCAGTGCGTCGATCATGTCGTCATGCCCCTTGGGGAACTGGAGCAGTTCCGTTTCGAACGCTCCGCCCGCGAGGCTCCGGTGGTGGAACATCTTGTGAGACTCGTACCGAGCAGCCACCGCCCTGGCCCGCGTTACCTTGTCTACGTCGGCCTTCTTGCCCACGACAGGCAGCGTTGTCGTATCGACGAGATCCCGGACGAGCGTCGACTGGAACTGGTTGTTCTCGATGACGATCCGGCTCATCGAGGGGTATGCCTGCCAGCCGTCGATGACGAACTGGCGGTGGCCAGTTTCTCGTTTATCCCGGTAGACCGACAACACGTAATGGTTGTGCTCTTCGTCCTCGGCAATCACGACGCGAGCCGTGAAGTCGGCCGATTCCCGCTCGGATGAGGCGAGGTCGACGCCCATCGTGATGGTGTACTTCTTGCTCGGGTCGAGCGAATCAAAGTACTTGAACCAGTCCCGGCGGAAGACATTGCCAGCCATGAGCCCGCCGATGTCGTTCATGTACGAGCAGTAGAACATCGCGCTGCCCATGTCGTTCTTCTCGGCCATGAGTGAGGACACGGGCCAGACCTCGGGCCAGAGGGCCGTCGGGCGCTTGTGGGCAGGGTCTTCGGCTTCGTCGTAGACGAGTGCGCCCCGGACGATGCTTCTCCACTTGTTCTGCTCGATGAGGATCTCGTACAGATCCTCCTCGGCCCAGCGTGTCCCCAGAACGAGGATGACGCCGCCCGGCGTCAGGCAGGGCTTGAGCGTTTTCCAGAACCAGGTGATGACCTTTTCCCGCTGCTCGGGGTTGGCGCAGTTCTCCTCGTCGAGGATGTCGTCGCAGAGGATGATGTCGAAGCGCTTGGAGATGATGGCGCCGAGAGCACCAGCGGAGTAGACGGTGACATCCTTGCTGGCGTGGTGAATCGAGCCCTTGGCCAGCCATTCCACGTCGGTCCATTTGGCCGGGGAGACGAGATCCCCGAAGACGTCGCGATAGCGGTCGTTGGCCTGGAGCGTCCAGCGAATGGCCCGGGAGAACGCGTTGGACTGCTTGGCGGTGTTGGAGATCAGGCCGATGCGGAGGTTGGGATTTCGGCCAATGAGCCAGGGCAGGAGAATCGTGTTGCCCCAGGTCGTTTTGGCGTGCCCCCGGGGCTCGAGGATGACGGCGTTTTCCTTGTCCTCGAGGCGATCCAGCATGAACTGCACCATCTCGCGATGGTGGGGGGCAGCGGTGTAGCCGAAGACGTACTCGCCGAAGGCGAAGACGTCATCCCTCGCCAGCAGCCTCTGGGCTTCGTTCAGGACCTGCTGCCAGACTTCCTTCGACAATTCGAGTTCTTGCAAGCTCGACGAGACGTCGGAGGTCATCTGGAGCAACGCCTCCAGTTGAGAACTCAATAACCTTGTTCTCCGAACGGGCTGTGGGTTCACCGAGGAGCAGCTGCAGGGTCTGGACCGCTGCCACCGCATCCTTCGTGTTGACCGAGATTTCTCCCTTCTGGAGTTGCTGGGCGTACCGCCGGAGCGTCGCCCGCATGACCATGACCGATTCCGACCGGATCTCGCCCTGCTCGGCGGCGTAGCGGTCGGCCACGCGCTCGTAGCTGCGGCGGTTCACCGAATCCCGGAATGCATCGCGCTTGTCGGTCCAGTTGTCCCGGCGGGACTTGCTGGCGAGCGAACTCCAGGCCACACCACGACGACGGGCGAGTTCCCGAAGGGATTCCTCGCCCGTTACGTACTCTTTTTCAATTGTCGCGTAGTCGATCTTTGTCGGTCGCATCCCTACCCGATTTTCACGTTGATGCCGAGGAGCCAGAGAATGGCCAGGATGACCAGGATGAAACACGCCACATAGAGCCAGCTGCGATTCATGCTATCCCCCTACTTCGCCAGGAAATCAGCGCAGATGTACTCGAGGGCGTGCCATTCCTTCGTGGGGCCCGAGTCGTCGCGCACTTTGTCGATGGCGGAATCGATGACCTCCGCCGCGGCTTTGGGCATCCGGTAGGTCCGCTCCACCCAGCCGGTTTCCGTTTTTGGTTCCTCGAGCGTCTTCCAGTCGAAATCAGCGAGCTTCGTCAACTCGGTGAAACGCTGTTCCGGGAATGGCAGAACTTCCAGCAGGTCTGCCGGAAGCTCGGTTTCGAGGAGGTCCATGAGGAGTTCGCCCAGCTTGCCTGGATCGGGCGAGCCCTTCGTCTCGTTGAGAATGATCGTCAGCTGCTTGGCGACAGCGTCAGGGACGTCCCCGAGATCCCAGACGGGCACTTCCGTAATGCCGAGTTCCTGCGCTGCCTTCCAGCGATGTTCGCCATCGATCAGCTCATAGCTAATCGTTGGTAAAGGTGAAGCACCCTTCGCTGCTGCTCGACCAGTACGTGGTGGTATTCGACGAACCACCAAGGGGCTCACTACGCCAAATCGTCGGAGTGACGCCAGTTCCTTCTCGTAGATAAATGAATCCTGGCGATTCGGGTTCCAGGGGTTCGGGCAGATCTCCGCCACGGGGACCAACCGCCCGGGCGACGATGCTGTCGATGACCGTGCCAATCAGTGCCTCCAGCTGCGCATCGTCAAGGTTCTCGTGCGGCTCGAACGTCCACGCGGTTGAACTCGACCATTCGTGGATTTTGATCGGCGTGCCCGATGTAGTGAACGTTCCCCAGTCGGTTACTGGAGATGTCGTTGACGTTGAAATCAACCGGTACAGCATGTCTTTGTTGTCATCGCCAGCGGTCGCCAAGAGTAGCTTTCCTGATCCGGTGCTTCGGGTTTTCCGAGACAAAGTCGTTCCAGTCCTTTCGCGCCCGGCTGCTCACCAGGCCGGGATACGCGTCTTCTGCGCACAGCGTGCACAACCACTGGCCGTTCACGAGGAACGGCGCAGTTGTCCGCGTGCCGCACGAGCAGGTGAACGCCTTCATAACGGGGTTTCGGTAACCTCCGCTCCGATTTCCATTGACTGCCACACCGTGACCCGGGTGACGGGGCCCTCCGAACGCAGCCGCTCGAACAGCCAATTGGCAATTCCCGCACAGGTGGGCGGAACAGCCGGAAGCATTTCGGCCAGATTCCGGAGATCGATTTCGGCAATACAGCCGTCGAGGGCTGCCTCTCCGGCCAGACTTTCTGCACGAAACGCCACGGTCACCGTGAAATCGTGACCATGTGGGCGGTTACTGCAACGCTCGAGGGCGTGTCCTGCCGAGAACTTCCGCTGGTAGAGATACGACGTCTCCATCAGCAACCTCGCTCATTCGAGGACACCGCACGGGTGTGCGGCAACAATATCGCATTTCCGTCGTGCTGCAATGGATTTTCCGTCATCTATTTTCTCCCGTGCTGATCCATCCAGTCCAATTGAGCTGTCGTAATGGGAATGTTTGCATCGGCAGTCGGCGTCCTGACCGTATAACCGCAGTGACATTCCCAGTCGAGCCACTCGATCTGTTTCTGCGAATTCGCCCAGCCCGAGATATAGCGTGGCTTGGAGTACAGAAATCCGAATTCATCACCGCACTTTGGGCAGCGCGCTGGCGGTCGGTTATCGAGCATCGGTGTCCTCCCGGTATTCCTTGGCGATGTCGGTTGCGGCGTAGTCGTCGGCAAACGCCGGTGGGCGCACCACCTCAGGCGGGAGGCCGTGGTCGGTCACGCGGATGCCATGCTTCACTTCCCTTCCTCCAGCGCGGCGCAGAACAGGTGCCACACTTCCTGCGGGCCGGTGCTGTTGAGCCGGACGTACTCGCCGTCCGTGATCTCGACGGTCTGCACGCTGTCACTAAGCGCCCGTGCCGCCTCTTCGATCCTGCGGAGGCGGGCCTCGCGGACGACGGCGCACGGCCACGCGACCGTCCGCATCTCGTCGTCGGTGTGCGGAACGTACTCGCGGCAGATGGTGCAGGAGCCATACGAGTCGTCCTGATGGTCTACTTCGTCGTTCAGCATGGCGTAGACATGCTTCCCGGCTTCGGTCGTCGGCTCGCTCATGGCTTCTCCTCCAGCGCGGCGCGGGCCATCTTCTGCGGCGTGTCCCATTCGGATGCCCACGCCTTGTAGCCCATCCGCCGACCTTGTTCGTCGGTCCACGCTTCGATGACGTGCTGGTCCCAGACGTATTCGTCGCGCGGCTTGATCGTCTCGATGGGTCCCAGAACGGTCAGGACGACCTCGCCGGGATAGTGCTTCATCGGAAGGTCGGTGCGGGGCTGCCAGTCGCCTATTGCCTTGACGATGCCGCCGTGCGGGCCACGAACCACGGGAGCCTTCAACCACTCCTCGTTCATCACTTCTCCTCCAGCGCGGCGCAGATGGCGCACGTTCCTCCGGGCAACGCCACGCCGCGATGGTGGGACTCCAGCGCCTCCCGCAGCCGGGCGATCTCCTTGCGGTAGTACGGGCCTAGCGGCCCATCATGCCCGCACCAGTCGGCGGGGAGGGCGGCGAGGATGGTATCGAGCCGATTGCGACAACCGCCGCAGCCAGCCGCGATGTAGGTGTCTCCGTGAACGAAACAGGCCGACGATGCATTCAGAGCCTCGGCCAGCGGGGCGGCTCGCTTGGGGTCGGTCATCGGAGTTTCCGCCACAGGTATTTGATGGTGAATCTGCTGACGGCATACACCGTGAATGCCCAAAGGGGCATCGCCCACCAGGGGGCGGCGTACATCTCCCAGATCACGATACCG